ATGAAGCTAATTTATCTAATCTATTTACAATTCGTTCATATTCTATTGCTGCAATATTACTCCTTCTAGAAATACCTTTTTTGTCATCATGAATAAACATCTCCATCATCATTCTTATGTCATTCATTTGTGAACGCATAACATCTAAGGCTAATACCTCTTTATTTGAACTATCCAAATTAGGAATAATTGCTGGAGTACTCAAAGCCATTAACTTCACAATAGAATTTACATTTCCTGAATCACCTTCTGCTGCTTTTGTCGCTTCTATAGCTTCTTGTAGCTTTCTCTGACTTTCAATCACTTCATGATACTTCATGTCTTTTGAGTACTCAAGATATCTTAATGGAGCAATGTCAAAAATTTTCTGTGTACCTTTTTCTTGAATTAATACTACGGGCTTATCAAAAGCTTGACGTATACCAAGTTCAAATAAAACATTTGGATTGCGTGTACTCAAATCACAAACAGCAATAGGTGCATCAATTAGCTTTTTTAAGATATCAAGATGAATAAGATTTGTTTCTTTAACTTCATCTGCTCGAATTGCTTTGAATTCAGTTTTATCTATTGCAGGCTTAATAATATCATCATACACGTGAGCAAAATGTCCTTTCTCATACCCTTCACAATCAGCGATAGGCATAATAACAAAACAATCTTTATTTTCTTCTTTAGCCATAACATTATAATTTACTCTCAAAAATAATAAATTTAATTGAATGAACCTAAGAATATTAAAGTAAAGTGTTTATGGTATGTATATATCGAATATGTGTTGGTACATCTAAAATCATAGAATATGATATATCGTATTATTTAATGACAAAGAACACATTTTCTACATAAACTCATTAACAACTTTTTCAGTTAGTGATATTGAAGCAATCAACTTTTTTCTCCCAAGCTATGTAAACAAAGAAAATAGAATACTCATCATCATTTTTATATATTCAGCTATGGCGATTATAAACGATATTACTAAAATGAGTATAGCAAATGGAATCGGAATATTTTTTAACATCATGAGTTACATTTACAATGCTATAAATAAAAAAGCCACTGTCATAGTGCCAAAATGACAGCAGCTTTGATAATACTTCCCCCTTGTTGAAGCAAGTTAGAGTAGGAATAAATACAAAAGTAAGTTATTTAAGTTGGTTTGGGTGCCCATCTGTATTGTATGATGCCCAATCAATAACCTGTGATACCATAATGGCATCATCTTTATCAATATAATTCTGAAAATGATTACGTACCGTTTCTGCTGTAATATTATCTTGGAGCTTAAAGCACCAAGTAGACTCAAGGATACGAACGGCATTAAGTTTATTCAACTCATCATACAAAGTTTTGTAATCTCTGCGATTGCGCAAATCATATGTTAAAAAGAATAATTTCATAAAAATCAATGTTTGTTGTAGTATCAAATGTTAGTTACCCTTTTATTCGGAGGATGAAGCTCCGCCATCTTAGTTGCAGAAAGATAGATTAAGCTGCCGTTATATCGTTTAGGATTTTAAGCAAAACGGTATGCCGATGACACCAAGTATAATATCAACAATTGTTAGACCAGTTTGCAAACTGACATAATGTCATATTTTTATCATGAATTTTCTACAGATTAACAAATTAGGTTAGTCTATATTATTATTTTCCTTGTTTCATGTTACTTATTAATGAATTCTTCGTACTATTAATTTATCCATATCCTCTGAAATCTTGTCATCTGTAACTTTTGCATATCCTTGTGTAGTCCTGATATTTGTATGGCCCATCATCTTTGATATGCTTTCCATAGGAACCCCAGCTGAAACCATCAGGGTACCGAAAGTGTGACGACTTTGATGATATGACAGGTTATGTTTGAACTGATGGGAAAAGCCCAACTCATGTATTTCAAACCAGATCATATCACGTATTGGTAACGGGAAGATGGGCTTGCTGTCATCTGTCGTATTATACAAGGAAATTATCTGCTCCGCGACCGGATGCAATGGTATAAATGACTCAACGCTTGTTTTCTTGCGGAATGTTCTGATATATTTCCGTCCTTCCGCAGTTGTACCTATATGATGAGGATAGAGATTGCGTACATCAACATAAGCCAAACCGCAAAAACATGAAAATATAAAGGTTCTTCTTGCCAGTTCTTGTAATGGATCAAGTTTAGGACTGCTCATTATCTCCTGAAGTTGTTTCTTGCTTATGTACATGAGCTTTGCAGGTGCCTTCTTTTCATATTTTATATCATCCAAAGGATTATACCTCAAGATTCCGTTATCTACGGCTAAATAGACCAAACGTTTCAGCCAACAAAGACAATGATTCCGGTATGATGGCTTATGAGGATAATTTGTTTTCAGATATAAAATATAATTGATGCCAAACTCTTCGGTTATATCTGTAAAAAGCATGTCCTCCTTACCCAGAGAACGGATGTATTCACCCAGATAGTAATGATACATTTTTGATTGTCGGTAACTGGAAGTTGAATCTATTTGAATGGAACGGATTTTCAAATTTTCCCGTTCCACTTCCCCTGCTTGTAATATATACTTCGGGATGTCGGCAGTTCCTGTCATGGCTGTTTTCAGCAGTTCCGCACTAATGACGCCGTTCACTTTCAACAGTTCAGCATAAGTTTCATCTACGCGTTTCTTATATTCACAAAGCATTCCATTCAGTCTGTTGTTTTTGACTTCTCCTTTCTTGCTGTTCCACTCTTCCGGCTGGCAATATAACCCGGTCGATAATGCAACAGCCTTCCCGTCTATTGTAATACGACACATGATTGATGTGGTCCCGTCAGATTTGACTTTACCGCGGTTTATATAATACAGTTGCTTATATGTACTTCTCATGATTCTTTCTTTTTTGATTTTATAATACCAGTTTCATATCACTCGTTGCTTCGATGAATTTGTCCATATCCTCAAAAAGTTTTTTAGGAGTTACCCTTGCATAAAGCTGAGTTGTTGTCAGATTGGTATGCCCCAGCATTTTGCTGATTGTTTCAATTGGGACACCAGCCTCAAGGGTTATCAGACTTCCGAAGGTATGTCTTCCCATGTGATAGACCAGGTCACAACTTATGCCTGCCAGATCCCGTAAACCTTTCATGTGCCGTCGCATATTAGGATGGTGTATCATCGGGAAAAGCTCATCCCTTTCATCCGAACGATATTTTTCTATTAGAGCGATAGCCTCCGGCAGCAATTTGACGCGTGCCTGATAATCATTTTTCTTTCTCAAATACTTTAACCACAAATTGCCCTTATCATCCTTGTATATATTCTCTCGGGTAATTGAAACCGCATCTGCATATGGGACTCCTGTATAACAGGCGAAAAGGAATAAATCTCTGGCTATGTTATGAGTGACTCTTTCCGGTGGTATTACAACATCACGGATCTTCTCAAAATCCTCACGACTCAAAGCCCGTGGTGGTTTACGGTGCTCTTGGGGCAGTTTGAAATTCACAAAATAACGCTTTTCCGCATATCCTTCCTTAAATGCCATCCGGCAGATTTTCTTCAGGATGGCCAGATAATGTCTTGCCGTATCTACCGCAAGTCCTTTGTCCTTCAGAATATAATCCTGAAACTCCCAAGGAATGTGTTCATTCAACTGACCAAAAGCGACATCACTTGTCTTGAATCGTTTTTGGATATATTCACCAAGATACCTACGGGTGTAAATGTATGTTGACATGGAGCTTTTTGCCACATCTATACCGATTCTTGAGCGCATATCCTCGATATGCATATCAAGCCGTTTCAACAGAGTCATCTGGGTTTCCACACTTCCCTGGAAAAGCTCTTTTACGGCAGTCGCGTCAAAATCAATCTTACGTTCTACAAGTGAATCAAATGCAGAATTGACAGAAAGCAGGAGCCGGTCAATTTTTGCATTAATATCAACGGCTTCTTTACTCTTTCCATTCAGTCGGCTTTCTCTTGGATTCCATAACTCCGGAGTACATGACAGCTTACAACTGAATTGTGCCATCGTGTTGTTCACCGTTATTCGCCCCATTATCGGAGCCTTTCCGAATTTATCAAGACCGCTCTTTTTCAGGTAGAGCAACACCTTAAATTTTTCTACTTTCATACGCTTATTTTTTAATGG